CTCTGTAACTGACCTTGTTATTGAGTTCCAGAGGATGAAAACGTCTCTTTATCGTAATCTTTTTGACAATATTGCGTTTAGTGTCAACAATTTCTTCCTTGTTAGTCGTTCTAGTGGTACTGATATAGGTGCTTTGCTTAATATTAAGCCGGGAGCAGTCGTTTTTACTGATGATGTCAACACCGGAGTACGGGAAATTAAGCCGGAAAGCCTTTCTCAGTCAATTTTTACTCTTTTTGAGTACCTTGACACCGGAAAAGAGAACAGAACTGGTATTACAAAGTACAATCAGGGCCTTGATGCATCCTCTTTAAATAAAACTGCCACTGGGGTATCGGCTATAATGACAGCTAGTCAACAGCGTATTGAACTTGTTGCTAGATTGTTTGCTGAAACTGGAGTTAAGTATGCTTTTAGGAAGATGATTTCATTAAATCAGCAATTTATCACTGAAAAGACAGTAATTCGTCTGTTTAATAAGCCACTTGAGATTACACCAGACCAATTAGATGGTTCTTTTGATCTTATGGTTAATGTTGGTATTGGTGCCGGGCTTAAAGAGCTTCAACAGTCTCAAATGCTCAATCTTCTTAACATTCTTCCTTCTATGGCAGAGCTGGGGCTGGTTAAACCGAAGCATGTTTACTATGTTATCAGTAAACTTCTAGAAAGTATGGGTTATAAAGACATTGATAACTTCATTGAGGCTCCAACTGACTTTACTGGCAAGGCTGGTGATGCTGCTATGCCTGCATCTATTATTGCAGCTCAACCAATGAGTACTGCTAACATGCAAGGATCTCCGTTAGACGCTCCATCCTTGTTTGGTAGATAGTTGTCACCTGCATTTAATTGTGATGTATGCTAATATAAAGGAGGATATAACATGGATAATGAACTTTATAGTGCTATTGATTTAGTGAGAAGTAAGGAATGGATGAACATTAAGCAACTCTTGGTTATTTATGCTGATGCTCTACTTGGTCAAGCAGTTAATCTCGGTGGAGAAGAAATATATGATAGAAAAAGAGTTACTCTTATAGGTGCAGGTAAATATTTTAAGGATTTTATCCGCCAAGTTGAATCTGGCGCAGAGGCGGAAAAAATAAAGTCAGAAAATAAAGACAGTCTTAATCGTGAGACTGTTCCAAGTTTTTAAGCCGTCCTTCAGGGCAACGGCGGAGAGGAAGGTAGCGTATGGGATGGAATAATGTACCGGAGGAACTTGTAGAAGAACCTACTAATGCAGAATTTGAAGAGGAGCTTACGTCCCAGACAGAGGACGAGACCCAAGCCCCTGAAGATTCTGAAGTAGTAGAGGAAGTTACTGAAGACACTGAATATACTACGGACTCGTCTAATCATGACGAAAAGCAGACAGCTAACAGTCCATTTGCAGTATTAAAGGTGTACGGAAAGTATATTCCTGTTGAGACTAAAGAGGAGCTTATTGCTCTTGCGCAGCAAGGTATTGATTATGATAATAAGATGTATAAGTTAAAAGAATGGCGAAATCTAATTAACATTTGTGAATCTAACCCTGTGCTTAAAGACTTAAGTACACGTGCGTTAAAAGGTGAAGATATAACGGAGTACTCTGTGAAGTCTTCTAATGAACCAGAGACCAGCGAATCTTCAAAATTTAAAGATTACATAAAGAAAGAGGTCAATAGGGAACTTGTTCCCTATCAATCCAAGATTGATGAATTAGAGAGAAAGTTATTTTTTGAGGAAATGAAACAACAGGACAAAGAGAACTTTGATACAGTTCTTAGTGTCTGTAAAGAAGTATATAGTCTACCTAAAGGACATCCTAATGCGATGCCGGAGGCTCTTAAAAAGCAGATCAATGAGGATAAAGAAGTATTTAAGGTTTATTACAACTTTATCAAGGACAAGGTTCTCGCTTATAAGAACAACCAGCCGCAACCGGATGTACCAGAGGAGCTTAATAATACGCCTGAGCCCGTTGTTAAATCAGGGCCACAATTAAAAAGGTCTGTAAAGAAAGCCCCTATTCTGGAAAGTGCCAAAGGTAGCGAAGTTATTTCCACCTCCTCTCTCTCTGATGCAGAAAAAATTTGGAAAATGCCTTCTTCTAAGTTTCAAGAAATGATGAAGAAAGCTGAGTCTACTTATCGAAGATAATCCTTTAAGGAGGAAAATATAAATGAGCTACACTCTCAACTCTACAGGACTTACCGCCCCCTCTACTGTAGGTGCGCAAGCTACTGGTTGGCAGCATGCCGACGGTGGCGCAGGGGAAATGTTCTCTGCGGCAGAAGCTTACTACGATAGGAAGTTGCTTGAACGTGCAAGACCTAAGCTGATTTCTCAGGACTTCGGACAGAAACGTCCTCTTCCTGCGAACAGTTCTATGACAATTAAGTTCCGTAAGTATAATGACCTTACCAGAGATCTTGCTACTATTGCTGGTACAGGTATTACTGGCGAAGGTACATTTGGTGGCGGCGAGCAAATGTCTATCACAGACATGCTTGCGTCTG